GTATTATTATATTCAATAGTATTAGTATGTATTTAATCTATTATCGGGTTATTATGGCTTTATATCTTCGATATTATATATAGATTGTAAGGGTTTAGCTTAGCCTTAGCGTATGCGCACGTATGCGCGTGTAGTCGTGTGTTATAGGTACTGAATCAAAGCAAGCAAAGAAAGGCCGCGAAGCATAGACAGATAGCGCCCACGCGCACGCGGCTAAGGCTTAACGTGCACGCGCACGCGCTTATAGTAGCTTTATGCCATGCGTGTTATAGCGGCTATGCCGTGCAACCTAGTAGCGCCCACGCGCATGTAACCCGCACGCGCTGGCGCATACTAGCCCTAGCTGATCTTCGGCTTTCCATACGCGCACGCGTAGCCCATTAGACGCGCACGCTACGCGCACGTATGCGCCTGCCAAAGAGGCTTGGGGGGTAAGAGGGTCGGGAGAAATTGGAGGTGCCCCCTCACTAAAGTATAACATTTTCTGACTCGCTATACTCTAGTTTGGTGGGTAGGCTTATGGTCGCTCTCCTACTGAGAGTGCGATGTCATAACCTACTCCTCAGCCCACTCTCGTAGGCTCTGTTTGTCAATGTTGCACTTAGCTAGTGCGTCAGACCATGCTACTATCCCCTTGGCTAAGTCGCCATTGGTTCGGTAGGTAAGGTTAGGGGCGGGGCAATCCCGCAATAACTCAGGGCTTGGTAGCTCCCTAGTCAGTTCCACGGTTGAGCAGGCTGGCAGGGCCAGAATTAGAGGCGCCAGAACGGCCCACAAGCGCCTCTTGGACTTCGGCTGGTACATCGGTATCACTCCAAGTTTTATTTCGTTGTAGGGCCTCTGAGAGGGCTTCCTGAGTCTGAGCCAATTTCCGGGCCTGTGCTGCGTTTGCAGCCTCTCGGGCTACGAGTGCCTTCCGATCCCGGCGAACACGCTCAGCGGCCTGATTAAGGGCCTTGCTGAGGGCCTCCTGCTTCACTTCCAGTGCGGCGACCTGACCGGCCTGCCGTTTGACGGTGTAGCCAAGACCTGCCGCGAGTAGCACCAAGGCAAGGATGATCCCTGCGAGTATCTTAGTCATAGGGTTAGACCATGTTTAGCAGCCTTCTTAGCAAATGCCTTGAAGAGTCTGCCGTGTGTTAGCGGTACGCCCAGCTTATGCTGATGCTGATGCACCATTTCATGAGCGAGGGTATCGAGTATCGCCTGCCTTGTACGGCAGCGGGTGTCTATGTGTATCCTCGGCTCGTACTGATCTGGGTAGTATAACCCACAGACCTCACCGGGGCTCTCACCATAGGTAATGTTGATGCGCCCTAACTTACCCCGGAATAGCAGATAGTTAAGGCGGCTGTGCCAGTAGCGGAGCAAGGGTAAGCTGAGAGCAAGGGGCTTATGTCCGTGCTTAGCTAGATGCTCCGGTAAGGGTAAATGTCGTTGAGCCATAGCCAGTACACCCCGTTTCAAAGTTAGCACGTTCGTCGGCTCTGCGGGTAACAAGACCCTTGAGTACACGGCCACCAGCCTTGATCCACCGGGAGAACTGAGCGCCAGCGCCCATACAGTCGCCAGCATTGAGCTTACGCAGTAGCGTGCTCTTTGCGAATGCCCCTGAGCCTACGTTAAATACGAAGCTGACGAGGGAATCATACTGCTCTTGTGTGATAGGTACTGTAACGTTACGCTTGACCGCGGCCTCGGCGTATGCTGTATCTTCCTTGAGCAGTCTCTCGCATTGAGCAAGAGTCTTACGTTGACCCAGCTTGGCTGTCTTGGTATGTCCCGCACACACCGTAACCACACCAACTGGATCAACATAAGCTGCTAGGATGTTACCCTCATGGTTGAGCAGGGTCGTTATGCCCAATGCACTGAAACTCAGTACAGCGGCGGCTACCTTCTTCTTGAGGGGCGTCATACTTACTCCCTGCGCTTACGGCGCATGCCTTCGGAGCCATACGAGAACTCAGCTTGAGTCATCGTAGGCTTGGCTGTACCAGACTGGGTTGCAGACTGGGAGCCTTCTTCGGGCTCAGCTACGGGCTCAGCTAGCCCCGTAGCCTCTTCTCGCTTCTTGAGGTTGTTCTTAATGAACCCTCCGAACTTGAAGATGTCAGCCATGATTACACCAGAGCGTTGGTCACAGCAGTAGCCGTGAACGAGGCCAGATCGTTACCGGCGTCATCCTGAACCACAGCACCAGAACCCGGCTTGGTGTAGGCAATGGTAACAGCGCCAGCCACGAAGGCGGCAGTGACATCAACGTACACACGGTTCTCCTCGATAGTCACCTTGGAGACAGCCTTGACCTGCGTAGCAGTAACGAAGGCAGTGGTGGCCGGGATGCTAAAGTCATCCAGACCCTCGGTGAACGTCAGCACGATGCGCTTGGGATTGGCCGCATTGATGACGGCGCTGACCAGCGTGGGTACAACCACGTCAACGAAGCCAGCAACGGCAGTGGAGCAGGCATCAAAGAAGCCCTTGAGTGCGTTGGCCGTGGAGGTCTTACCGCCAGAGAGGCCAGCGGTGATTTCGACAGCAGAGATAGCCTTGGCGGCTTCGATGCGAACCCGGATACCGTTAGACAACAGGCCGGGAGAGGGGAGAGTTTCAACACGCATAGCGTTTCCTTAGTTTGGCGGCAGTTACCTGCGGCGCTTGAGCATACTGGCCCTGCGGGGTGCAGAGTCTAAGTAGCGTCCATACCCTAACGGGTCTGATATAGCCTCGGCGTGAGCCTTAGCTGCCATTGCCGCTAGTTTCTTCGTCTGATCCAGCGCAAGCTCTTCGGTGAAGTGCCTGACCAAACCCTCTACAGCGTCAACCCTATCGTCATGCAACAAAGCGTTGCGAACGAGGGTCATCTTAGCGAACTGATAGAAGAAACTGTACGACAGTCGTTGCGCGGGTGCATACACGGAGCTTGTTTCCAAGTCCTCGCGGATACAGTCCTCTGTAACGATGAGTGATCCTCGGCCTACCACAGGCTCAAGGGTGTTGATGATACGGGCTTCCTTCTGACCATGAACTAGGTCATCCAGTAGGCCGCACGTTGGGATTACTTTGCGCAAGATAGGGGTGAACACAGCACGGAATGCACCGAAGCCCATGTTCTTCTCAATCTTGACAACCATTGCCCCTGCGCCGTACTCGGCCCAAGGCTTTAGCTTCTCAGCCAACAGCTTTAACTTGTCCTCTTCATAGCCGCCACGGATACCGCCGACTGAAAGGAGAACCACGTTGCCATTTAAGAAGCCTCCGATAGCGTAAGCTGTTTCGTCAGCATTAGCACCACCGCCAGCGGGGTCGATATAAGCGACTACCTGCTGGAGCTTTGCTACTTCCTTACTGAGGTCGTGCGGCTGACTGACCTTAAACCCGACCTCATGGGCATGGTAGTCCTTGAGTTTGTCATAGGTCATCCCCCGCACGACAGCGAGTGGAAAGTTAGCGCCTGAATTGTTCAGGACGATCATGCGCTCTGTCTTCAATGGAAACTTGAGGGAGTCCATCAGCGCAGTGTTGAGCATGTGCTGCAACTGGAAGTAAGCAACCCCTTGGTCGCGCTCCTTCTTCTGCAAGCCATCCTCGTCCAGACCCGGCATGTTAGGATCAATGGGCGCACCCTGATCCAAGAGCAAGCCGCCACCCTGCATCAATGATGGGTCTGCCGCCATGCGGTTAACCAAGATTGGCGCCAGTGACGCGCCGTAGTGGGCACGTTGCTCTTCGGTTGGGTAGCGACCCGGCCAGATGCGCACCTGTACGCCGCGACCCGGAAGACTGTTGTAGATCGACTCCATTGTTTGTGGAGTCCCTAGCCAAATGATACGCCCGTTCTGGTTGATCGAGGTAAAGTCTTTGGTCAGGTGCAGCAACTTAGCCCGTTGAGTGGGAGTTGCCGAATTCTTAGACGATTCAATATCGTCAGGGATAAGCAAGTCAGCACGCCTGCCCTGCAAGTTAGCATCAATGCCAACGCAGTCAACGGAAGCCGACTTGTCGATGCCCTTCAAGCTATGGTGAATATCGAAGCCCTCAACGGACGTTCTATCACCAGCAGCCTTGTCAGGGCGCATGCACTCAAGCACGTCCATGTTCAGGATGATACGCACAATCAGCGTACTAATGTCAGAGGCTTGCTTGCCGCCTGCCGAAATAATCAGCACGCGCCCTGCTGGATTGTGCAGCAGATACCACACCGCGAAAGCCGCAGCAATGGTCGTCTTAGCCTGTGATCGCTGAGCCTGCACCATAAGGTACTGAGGCCCGTAAGCGATGTAGCCAGCAATGTCGATCTGAATCTCAGTTGTGCTGAAACCCAGCTCGTCCATCACATCAATCAGGAATGGGACAAAGGTAGAGTAGTGCGCCTGCACCAACGCTAACCTGTCCCACCTAGCTGAGGCATGGTCTAGGGT